ATAAGCGAAAAAGCTGATTTTAAAAGTTTTGCTGACATAAGAAAAGAAGCCGCTCTGTTTGGAGCGGCGGTATTGTTAATTATCAAAAATCACGGCCAAGATTGACCCATTTTTTACCATTCCACCGGTAGGTTACCCCTCCAATTTTTTTAGTGTCACCTTTTTTGTGGGTTAGCTTTAACGCCTTGTCCACAGACGTGACTGCACCTTTCAAAACTTTAAGTGGATTAACTTTTGTAGAGCGTGTGCTTGAACCTCCCCGACGGTTAGCACGACGTTGTTGTGCTGCAGTAGGCTGAGATTTTGTCTCCGGTTTAGTTTCAGTTGGCTGAGGTTTAGGTTTCGCTTTAGCTGTAGCAGGCTGAGGCTTAGGCTTCGGTTTAGCTGCAGTAGGCTGAGGCTTAGGCTTAGGCTTCGGTTTAGTTGCAGTAGGCTTAGGCTTTGGCTTAGGTTTGCCCATGCCACCGCCTTCGCTTTGCGCCCGTGCACGCTCATTCTTAGGAGCAGCTTCCCGTGCTGCTTCAGCTTCTTTGTCAATCTTTAGTTGCCGAGCTTTTGCTGCTTTTGCTTCAGCTGCTTTTTTTTGAGCTTGTTTAGCTTTATATTGAGTCCTTTCGCGGAGACTCATACCCAACATAGGGTCGCGTTTTTTACGTGCCATTATTTAATATGGGATAAAATTAAACCCTCTCGGGTAGTAATGCCGAATGTCTGCCTCATCCATTCCAACCAGTTGCTGGTACCTTTATTTTGATTACATTTCCTGCAGGATGGAACCAAATTCTTTGTTGTTGTTTCTCCTCCATAAAAACGAGGTACAACGTGATCAAGAGTAAGTTCATTAAGTTCATAAGATTTTCCACAATAGACACATTGACAGTTGAAGTGTTCCTTGATGGCTCTGCGCCACAGCCGTTTCGCTTCAGGACTGGTCATAGTCAATAAATTTTGCAGGTAGTGTTCAGGACTTGGCAGAAGTGGGGTCATGCGTACTTCTTATTGGTGCGGGGTCTACGACGATTCTTTGAGGGCGATTCAAGTTTACCTTTGTTACGTCCTGTGTGAGATGCGTCTTTACCGTCACCATTTCCATAAGTACCAAGTTTTCTATTTAGTTTGTTAGCAGCAGTACGAATTTTAAGACCTTTAGCAGTCTTGTTGTACCGTTTTTGCTGCGTTAACCGGCGTCGTCTAGCACCAGGGTTAGACTTGTAGTAACTAGAAGTGCTTCGAGCCATACAACCTCTTCTGTACCATCTCTGGGTCAATCTTGGGCATAACTGTTGCAAGTTTGTCTAGTGGATTACCTTCGTAAGCAACACCACTAATGTCATTTTTGGCTAGCCAGTCACACGCAGCCTTAAGGTCTTGTGTACTGGCTTCACCAGATTTAATACGCTGTAGGAATTCAGTAGTAACGAGGTTGTGGAGTTCGTTAAACTGATCCTCAGTTGCTTTCTTCTTTGCCATCTTCTTCAGCGGCTTTCTTTTTACTTACCTTTTTAGGCTTAGGTGGTGCTACAATTTCATAGCGTTGTTCGTTAGGCTCATGCATCAAACGCGATTCCGCTTTCTCAGCTTCTGCCAACGTTTCATAGGTAGACAACACCTTATTAGCAAAGGTGTCAAGGATTTGATACGGCATTAGGTTTAAGGGATACAATAGGTACAATGTCGTGACACAATACTTCTACACGACTACCGGGTCTAAACGTAAACCCAGACTTCATCAACTCTGCACATTTTAACGCCCGTACTATTTCGTAGTCAAGACGCATCTTTTCTTCGTGACGTTTTGCTATCTGCTTACACTGCTCAATCATTCCCCCATCCAACGGAACGGAGAAGTTAAGCTGCATACCGTAGTTATTATTACGAGTGTAGCCAGTAGGCAACGTATCATTACCCATATAAAATGGAGATACCGTCATAGTTGTTCCATTACACGAGTTACCGCCGGTAAACTGCTGTCTACTGGGTGCACCGTTGTTCTGGAACTGGACTGCTTGGTTTGTTACGTTGCCTGTAGCTGCTGCAATAGGATTAGCGTTGTTGCTAACTGTAGGGGTTTCAGCAAATGCTGGTCCTACTGAGAAAATACAGAAAGAGAGGTAGTAGTAGAAGTAGTTTCTATATCGCGGGTAACGTCGATGGTTTCGACAATCCCTGCTGCTCGGGTCACAGTCTCCAGTTGAAACTGTTCGCCATCTGTGGTCACCGACCAAGTAGTTGCGGAGTCGGTAATATCCCCGCTTGGGGTTACATTTGTTCCAGACCATGATGAGTATGCACCACCGTACACCTCAGTTGCAATGGTCTCAGTGATGGTTTGGGTGGTGGTAGTAGTAGATTGCATTGACCCCTGAGTAAACTGCGGGGTAACAGTTTGAGCTGCTGCAGGGGAAGCCAACAGCAACAATAGAAGTAATTTCTTCATTTAGGTGGCTCCGAATTTTTCTTAGTGTCCATCCGACTGATCCCGTATGAAGCTAGAGTGCCACTGAGCAAACTGGCGACAAAAGTCGGATCCATCTTCTGTAGCATTCCCATGTAGGAAGCTGTTAGTACACCAGCACTCCATACAAGTACAAGTGCCTTAACAATTTCACTAAAGAACTCATTAATGAAGCTCTTTGTCTTTTGCATTTTTCTTTTTAGTTAGCAGTTTCTTAATAATAGGTTTAAGGACGCTAACTGTCTTTTTAAATACTGCAGTAGCTGTTAGGGTGGCTGCAACGGAGACAGTAGCTGTCGTTGTAGCCGTAGCCAAGATCTCGTTACTCGGTAAAGGTACAGTAATATCAGTACCAGGAATATCGACGTAACGGACTTGTGCCGGGACTGGGGGTGGTTTAGGAGGTGGAGGAGTTACAGGTTTAGGTGCTGGTTTCTCCTTCGATTTCTCCTCACTGTTAACACCGCGTACACCGGGAGGTGGACGAAGGTCGTTAGGAGGCACTACAAGCGGTTTGTAGGTGGGTAAAGTAGCTCGTGGGACCTCCAGTACCGGACGGGGTAGTAGAGGCGGCTCAGGGAGCCTTAGAACCGGCAGTACCGGTGGTGCTCCCAAGTCCATCAGCCGCCAAAGAGACCACGCTCGATGAAATCAACAGCTTGGTCGTCAACAGTGTTGTCAGATTGCTCAGCAAGTTTACGCAGCATATCGACGATAAGGCGCTTAACTTTGTCGCTACCAAGGAACGACATAAGAACAGGACGGATAAGGGTAATCATGCGAATACTCGGTAAGGTGAATTAGGAGTTACTTCAAAAGCTTCCCACCCCTCAGGCAGTTCTCCAACGTAGTTAACGTGGAAACCGTCAAGAGTGGTAGGTGCCACAACTTCATTACCCTCTTCATCCCACTCACCACCAACGGTGATAGAGCCGACAACATCAAGGGCGTAGTTGTGGGTATACTGGACCACCTTTTCTTCAGTGCCAGTTTCATTGCCTTCCTCATCGTAGACGGGAAGGTCAGCAGTAAAGCCAGCAGCACGAGCTGCCGTTAGCCAGGCGTTTTCATCCGCAAACCGGAAGAAAGGACCGATGGGCGGTGTGAGGATTTCTTCTTCCATGGTTAGGTAGTAATGGTTTGCAGGGTGTCGTTAGAAAGGCGGGTTGGCCAGTAGGTGAGGCGTTTGATGTGGCCGTTTAAGATATTGGTTCCAACATGACCTTGGCCAATGTTCAGCTGACTAATGACTGATGGGATATTTGGAGTGTCTGATGTAACTGTAGCAGCCCCATCTAAAGAACCAGCAGATCCCGTGGATTTATAACCACCACTAACCTTAAGTCCACTGCTTACAAAATTCCCAAGAATTGCTCTTCGGAAAGAACCAGCCTTTGTTACATCAAAATTGAATTGATTGGTTCCAGTTGAACCGGCTAGAGTTATTCGATTGTTATAGGTATTGTCACTAAAAGCGAACGGCACGAGAGCTTTTCCAGTTATTGGATATGGATAATTCTTAGCTTCAACAAACGCCGTCCCCTCACTCTGCTTATACCAGCTTGAGAAGTTCGTCCCCGTAATACTCGCCACGTCAGCAGCGCGGGTGAATTCCGAACCTTCGGTGGGGATGTAGCTGGTGGGGAAGGAACCGGCTTCTAACTGGGATCCCCAGAGGTAAACAGTGCCTCCAGATTCAGCAACTTGATCCGTGCCACTCCTAAGATCGTATCCCACATGCCAGTACGATGTAGATCCTCCAGTAAATGTCAGCTCAAATCGTTGCCATTCGGTTGTCAAAACACATAATTGGCTAGCAAAACCTCCACTTACCCTATAAAACAAGTAAATCCGTTCGCCACCATTCTCACCCTTAAGGTAAATACTTGCAGTATGTGTTCCAGATAAGTTGACTGCTTGTTTAAATACAGCGGCATACTTTTCTGCACCCGACACTGCAGGAAAAACAAATTTATCAGCTGTTAAAGCACCATCTGGAGCAATAGCTTGGTTCGCTGTTCTTATAACAGCAGTTCCAACATTTGATGCCAAAGAGTAGGATAAATTATCAAACTCCTCACTATACGTCAACAAATTCGTCCTACTTTCCTCCACCAACAACCCCAAGCTCTCACCCGTCGTTGGGTCGTGATCAAACCGTGGAGCACTGTTGATCGCGGTGGTGGTTTTGACGTATTGTCCGACGGTGCTGGATTGCTCTAGTTGGGCGCCCCAAAGTAAAACTGATCCGTTTTTAACAAGGAAACCGTAATCTTGACCACCAGATACATACTGTCTAGTGGCGTTAAAATCATAACGAACCCACTCGTCAGTTACTGATACTAACGGATCGGTACTTGCTCCAGTTGCCGTACCTAACCATATACTAGGTGCAAGGGTCGGAGTTCCTGAAACTCGTTTAGCATAAACACTAAGAACAAAGTCACCACCAGAAGTAAATCCTGCGTCATTACGCCAAACGTAGCCATCACCACTAGAATGAGTGACTAAGGTAGCTGTAGTAGAGCCATTTGGATCCTCTTGGTTTGCTGTAACTGTTGTACCAGAACGGACGTTCCAGCCGCTAAAACCAATGTTTTCGCTGTATTTAAAATAATTAGTAACCGCCGTTCTAATCACCCCATCGCCGTCAACATACGTTGCGCTACTTTGGCGGGTGTGGTCAACAAGAGTCTTGCCCGTAACACTGTCAACAAGACTCTCATTGCTTGAAAAATTAAGGTCAAGAGTGGGTCTAGCTCCACCAAGATCGTAGAGCTGGTCACCAAGACCATTATATTGATTGACTGAACTCGTCTTGGTTCCACTCAGTCTCATTAGTTCAGCTCCGTAACTTCAAGAGTTCCATTAGTAGTTCCGTTCCGCAGAACGGCAATGTTACCGCCAGGAGGAACGGCAAAGTCAAGACGTTCACCATTAGCGATAAAGTGACTGGTAGTAGTAGCAGTTTGAGTACCAGTACCAATGCTGAAACGAAT